AAAATGAAAAGAAAAAAGTGGATGTGTGCTTTTCATTTGCAAACTACGGACAAGAACGTGAGTTGGTCAGCGAACCAGAAGAAAGAGAGATATTCAACATTATCTGTTCTCTATGCGCTGACCTCGGAAGAAATCCAGAAGAAATCAAACTCGTTCGAGTGTCAGACGATTACGTTACGGCAAAATTAGGAGAATGGGATTTGGCTCGTTTTCACTGGGGTCCTCGTTCAAAATGGATAAAATTTCCTCTCTATGACAGACCGAAAGACAGAAGAAAAATTACATCTCCTGAAGATGTTCGCCAATATGCGGACACTCTTAAAGATACAGTAGCTCACATCGAAAAATATTCGTAACAAAAAAAAGACACCCGTTTCCGAGTGCCTCTTTCCGATGAAGAACGTAAGTGTCCCATCTAAAACATATCGATTCACTATTCAATTATGCTCACAATTCAATTATACACTATTTCAGAAGCTTTTTCCAAGTCTTCTTCCCTACCACTCCATCGGCAGTAAGTCCGTGTTTTTTCTGAAATGTTTTAACCGCCTGTTCAGTTTTGCTTCCGAATATTCCGTCAGCCTTGATTTTCAGTTTCTTCTGGAGGAGTTTCACGTACTTGCTCTTACTGCCTTTACGGAGTGTAGGGTATGCTTTTTTAACCGCCTTTTTCGGTTTAGGCTTCTTTGTTGCCTTTTTCGGTTTAATCTTCCTGTACTTCGGTCTGGCAATCCTTGAAATCTGACTGATATGTCTTTTACGGAACATTACCTTTCCGCCGTTTGCGTTGTTACCTATTCCGGTATTACCTTCAAGGGTCTTGTACCAGCCGTTTCCGAGGTACTTCCAGATGAAACCGACGTGATCTGAATTGCCGTTGTGGTCGAAGTCGAAGAATACAATGTCTCCGAGCTTCCCGTGTGTCTTCTTCACGATTCGCTTGTGTTCGATGTAATAATCAGCCAGAGTCGGAACGTATGCCGTTTTCTTTCCTCCGAAGTAAAGCGATTCAGATTTAGCCTTCTTGAAGCACCACCAAACGAAGATGGCACACCATGGAGTTCCGTTCATTCCGTAGGCTTTGCCGTACTTCGTCTTGTTGCTCCCTGATGGTTTCTCTTTGTAGCCTAACTGCGATTTTGCGATTCGCATTACCTGGCTAGCAGTCGCAGTCATTACGCCACCTCTTCAAAATCTTCCGTATCGTCTGTTTCTAGGTCAATGTCGAAGTCTTCCGAAATGTTATCACTCATCGCATCCGTAAAGCCTTCAGCGAGGATGTAAGCGATGAGAGTCGCTCCAGCCATTATGATTGAGGTTACCTGTGCGATGGTTTCCTGTGGAACCTTGTACATAACGAGTATCGGTGTGATGAATCCGACAAGAGCCAGCCAAAACTTTCTGCTTGTTAATTTACGTTTTAAATCCATATCAATTCTCCTATTCTGAATAAAGTACGATATATCTGTATGTCGTGTCAGGTGCCAGACCTAATGTTGATGAAGTCATGTCTCCGATGTAGTACGAAACGGTGTTCTTGTTCCCCTTGAAACGAGCACATGCACTTGAGTTCCCGGCATCACTTGACGAGAACGAGTTTGCCGTCATCGTAGATGTTCTGGTATACGTTGTAGCCGTTGATGTCGAGTTCTTGTAAATGATGGAAACAACACCCTGATTTGCGGTTCCTGAAGTAGCGTAAGTCGGAGCCTGTGTCGCTACTGATTTGGTCATATTAAAAACACCGACATCGTAACGGTTCTTTGAATTGTACCATTCGGTGTTCCCTGCCGATGTGTTGTTGTACGCACCGCCATCAATGAAGATGGTAAGCGCAATCGGATAACCGCTTCCGGAATAGTCCGTTGTGAATGTTTCCTTTGTCGCTCTGGTGCTTCCTGTCGTGAACGTTCCTGTTGATGCGAACGAGCTTCCCCCTCCGCCTCCACCGGAATTAGTACCAACAACACGACCGCTTGCGTTGAATGCGATTTTCCCTGTTGCGATGTCGCTAGCCGAAGCCGTTGCATTTGTTGTTACATAAGCGGAAGGTTCAACGACAGGCGTAATTCCGTTTTCATCCCAGTAAAAGGTAGCATGATCTCTGATTGTGTCGCCACTTGATGTGACACTTTCGTAATAGACCGTGTATGTCAGCGAGATGTCTGTTGCTTCATTGAGTTCGCATCCGGCTTGACTGTTCTCGAGCATTGTTACCACGATTGGTCTCTCGTATATATAAGCCTCGGCATATTCCTCAAACGTACAGGTCGGTTCCCATTCGTCGCCTCCTCCTATGATGGTTACAACGAAGACATCCTGACCCCCACCGCCTCCGGAGTTTGTGCCGGCAGTTCTGACTCCGCTTGAAGTGTAAAAGTATTTACCGCTCGCAACATCTGCTGCGGTAGCCGTTGTGTCCGTTACATCAGTAAAAGAGGCAGTTCCCCCTCCTGTCTTCGGAAGAGTCACTGCCGGAACTGATGAATAATTCGCTCCTAAAAGCGTTATGTTCTGTGCCATTTGGCACCTCCTATGAAATGCTTAATACTTTCGTTGTTGCATTCTGTGAAACTGTAGCGGAGGTAAGTGATCCAGATACTCCGAAGATGGAAACTCCGCTCTTGATGTTTGATGCAACCAAGTTCGCATCGCCTTTGATGGTCTGCGCGCCTGTTAGGTATGTCGCCGCTGCTATCGTCTGGTTGCTGGTGCTAGGTGTAATGGTAGCGGCCGCTTTCGTTGTTACACTGGCTGTTAAAGAAACGGAACTGTTCTTTGCCGTACCTGAACTTACGTAACCTGCAGTAACATCAGGTGTTACAGATACTGTCTTCGAAAGCGTAAGCGTGTTGGTTCCGGTAGCCAGCGTTGCACTCGTTCCGCTGATGGTACTAGGTGCCGTTGCTGAACCTGAAGCAACAGACTTTGTTGCCTGTGATGAATAATAACCTTCCGGAACTGTAACCGTTGCTCCCGAAGCCGTCAGGTCGCTTGCAGATTTCGTATCAATCGTTCCTGTATACTTCGTTCCGTCTGCGTAGGCAGTGTTGCCCGAAAGCATCTTGTCGCCACTGTCCAGCGTTGCATCCGATGTATCAAAGAACTCCGCATCCCCTGTTGCGTTCGCTAATGGAATTTCGATTGATGGTACGTCTGAATAAGTTACTCCGTTAATTTTTACATTTTTAGCCATTTTAATTATGTCCCCTTCTTTACGTGATTTTTAATTTGCTCCCGTGCCAACTAATCTTCCCGTAATTACTAGGCATCGGATTTACTATGATGTTTGTTGTTAGATATTTGCCTGCCGTATTTAAAGTCTGAATGCTTTGGTTCGGTTCGATTACCGTCTCGCCTTCATATGCCTGAGGAGTGATGATTTCTCCGAGGTATACTTTGAACGGCGACTCTTCAGAAAACTTGCAAGTAAAAGCTTCTTCAGAAAACTTGCAAGTAAAAGTTTCTTCCTGAAAGAACTGCACGTTCATTACGATTTCGGTTCTCATTCGAGTATGTCCTCGTTCAATACATCCTTGATGGCGATACTGAATTTACTCGAGGCGAGAGCATCGTTTGCAGTTGTGAGAACCCTGACCTGCGCTACTGCGGTCTGTTTTGAATCGAACTGCTTCGTCTCCTCCTGTGTCAGCCTTACCCTTACGTTATTGCCGTCCAGTGTCATCCCGGAAGGAAGTGTTCCGTCCTGGTAGTGCTTCAGGAGGATAACGGAACCTTGTTTGTAGGTAACCTGAATCTCTGCACATTCAGATGTATCAATCGGCAGTGCAAACACGTGCGTTGGTGTAGTTACTCTATACATTAGAATATTACCCTTTCTATTTCACTTTTTATCTCCTTAAAGTCTGTGATTCCGTTTCCCGTTATTTCGTGCTCGATTAACAGGTACAGACTCTTGAGCATCAACTTTTGCTGTTCTTCCATCTCTTTCATTCTGTCATGATCTTCCCTGTGCCACTTGTCCAAGGTTTCAACTTTCTTCTCCAGTGCTTTTCTCGGCTCCTGGATTTCAATTAAGACCTTGTACACCGCCCACAAGGACAATACAAGGGAAAGGATTGCTCCGATGCTTTTCACTGTTTCGATGTTCATTTTCCCCTCTTTTCTGAAAAATTAGGCCTTTTCAGAGCCGTTTTAAGCCGATTTAAAACGGTCGGCTTTGTATCTGTATCGTTAATCCGTTATGCCAGTTCGCCGATTGCAACCCAGTTGACATTTACATTTCCGGGAGTACCACCGGCACGAACTCTTGCGGAAAAACCGGTCGTACTTATTCCTGCTGCAGTGCATTTCTGGTAGTAATTACCCCCTATGTTAAGCATTGTTACCTGAACATTCGGATCGTACTTGAAAGTGTTGCCGAATGAGACCGGAACGTCTGTGTTTGAATTCGCAGTAGTGACATTCACCGTCACGTTTCCGGAAAGGATCGTGCAGTCTCCGAGTGTAAATGCACTGGTGTAGTTTGCACTCTGTGAACCGCTCGTTTCCTTTGTTCTCTGTGCATCGAGCGCATCCGACACTCCCAGTGCTTCAGCCAGTGAAACCGACAGGCTTCCGAGTTCCATTTCTTCGTATCTCTCTCCGAGGACATCCCAGACGGCTCGAACTATCTTGAAGTATCCCGAGCTGTTGTAATCCGGGAATATCACTCGAATCGTGTCGCATAGTCCGCAACGGAGAAGCGGTGCGAACTCTCTGTATTCTTCCGAGTCCTGAAGGCGAACGAACTGAACCGATATGTTCTGTGCCGGAACTGTCGGATTCTGTGAGTTCATCACCGAAAGTCCCATCGCATTGACTTCGGCTTTCGTCGGTTTTTCCTCGAATTTGTCCGAAACGTCAAGCGGAATGCACTCGTCTCGACCTGAAGGTGTCGCTCCTGAAAGTGTCTGTTTGTCTCCGATGATCGTGTCGGTGTTGTCCGTCCAGTACGGAATGCAGGACTTATAGCATTCGCTGATGTCGACTTCGTCTTCGTATTCGGTCATGTTCAGTCCGTAGCGGATTGTGAAGTCTCTCTGTCGGCCTCGACTCGCATAAAGACGAACAATGAAGCCATCGAATTGATATTCTCCGCCGTAGGTATCCAGAATCGAGCCTTCAACTCCTCCGAGTATTGACCGAACCGAACGTGGTATGCCGTCTCCCGCTCCGAGATAACCAGCCGATGTTTTGTCCGTCCAGAACGTGAACGGATTGGAAGGTTGAGCGTTTGAGAGTCCTGAAAGAGCATCGGCCAGACTGTTTATGTTCTTTAGCGTGACCGTCATGTAGCTCATTCGGTACGATATGTGTGTACAGTGGACGGTTATCATTCCCTCGATATTCTTCTGAATCGACATAATGTCGAACGGCTGAACATCACCACTGTCATCGTGTTCAACCGCTACGATTCTGCCGACCTTGATTTTGTCGTAATTCTGACCGCCTACGGGATACTCGAAATCGCACTCGTAAATACCGTTTCGTTCTTCCGTGACCTTACAGGTTATGCAGTCACGAAGTCTTCCGAGTCCGTTCGAGGCGAAGGCGGTTTCGGTTTTTTCGTATAGAATTGGTATCATACCTTCCACCACCTTGGAATTACTTTGAGTTCTGTTATCGTTGAGTCTGTATCAAATGTATTTATTCCTGGTGCGAGCTTAGGAAGGTCTGAACCAAGGTCAATGAATGTATTAAGGGATACAATCGAGCCATCTTTGTACATATAGCATTCTCCGAGTTCGCAGTCGATGTAGGTTGGATTGCCGAGCCTCCAAAACGTTGAGTCGCCGACTGCATCGAAACTCCATGTCCACGAAGTTTCAACGAGTAAGCTAGTGCTAAAACTTAAAGTTCCTGTATCGCCCGAAGAAGTGTAAAGAATTTGTGATGTGAAATCAACTGGAGAGCCCGCCCTTACAATCGTTAATGTGTTTGATGATGTGAAATCCGTACCCTTTGACAGAGTCAGCGAAAACGAAGTGGTCACAATTCTGCCCGATATTGTTGATGAGTAGGCACTGTTTGTATTCGTTGCACTGGTTACGTCTGATGTCGAAGTATACACAGCAGTCCCGCTTAGCGTTATGGTATCTCCGTTATTCAGTAAGGACTGGTCAAACGTGAAGGTTTTTTCTCCCGAGAAAGTCTGACTTGCAAGCTGTATCGTTCCTACGCTTCCGTCTTCGAGTTCAATCTCATACCCGTTAAACCCTATCGTTCCGTATCCTTCCACTTCCAAAAGCGGTTCCGAATCGAACAGAGTCGGATTAGTGAGCGTATCTCCGTCAGCAACCGTCACGGCCGTCTCTCCGCTGGTCAACCATCGTTGCGGTTTACAGTTAAACGTCAGCTCGAACTCTCCGACCGTTCCCTGCTGGCCTTCGACCGCTTCGACTTCCATACCGGACACGTAAGATGCCATTCGGTACTCGGAAGGGTTGTATTCGTCGGTCAGCCTCTGGTATCCCCTCTTTGAAAGAATGGCGTTTCTGAAGTCCGATATTTTTTCAGCGAAGTCCGTCTGGTCGTCTCCAGGAATACCGCACGGATAAGTCACCTCGATGTTCTCGAAGCGACCTAAATCCATTAGAAACGCGCCGTTCCTTCCCGGAATGTCGACCTGCTCAACGGCTCGTTCCGGTGCGTTGTAAACCGCCTCGCCTGTTATGTATACTCCGTAATCGGCAGAGTTTATTCCGCCGAATTCCAGACTCTTAAAGATTCCTATTGCCATGCGAGCCTCCTCTGATTCGTTTCTCTGATTAACTTACGTTTTACTTCCTCTGCGATTTCCGTCGGAGAAGCGTTCGCTCCGTTAATGTTTATCACAATGTTCTGACCGCCCATGTTCGCCTGACTTAATGTCTTCCAGAACTTATCAAGCGGAACTACGGCTTCTGGGCCCGCTTCGCCGACACCGATGATGCTCGGACTTGAGAAGATACCGCCACGTGCATACCAGTCTACATCGATGGACGGTTTCGTTCCCTTTCCGCCGATTCCCCACGGTGCCTTACCTCCGTGAATCTTGAAATGCGGAAGTTTCATATTACTGAATATCTTTCCAACGCTCAACGGGAAGAAGCCTTTTATCTTTGTGATTACGCCTTTTACGAAATTGTAAGCGGTCTTAATCGGATTCATTATTGCCGATTTAACTGCATTCCAGACCGTTGTCGCGACCTTTTTAATCGCATTGAAATCGTGCGAAACCATTGCCACCATCGTTTTAACCGCCTGAACAACCTTCTGTTTGATGCCCTCCCAGACCTTGACCATTCCGTTCTTGAGACCTGCGAGTCTGGCCTTGATTGCATCCCAGTTTTTATATAACAGGACACCAATCGCTATGACTGCTGCGATTGCCGCTACAATGAGTGCTAGTGGTCCGAGTGCGATGGTTGTCGTTACTCCGAACAGTGCCATTGCGCTTGAGATTGCACTGATTGCCATTGCGAACTTACCCGCTATCAGCAGCGCCGGTGCAATCGCTGCGACTATCGCTCCGATGACTCCGATTACCGTCAGAACCTGAGGAGAAAGGTTTGAAAGCCAACCTGCAATCTTCCCGATAAAATTTGCAACCTTTGTAATCGCCGGAAGAAGATATGCTGCCAACTGAGTTCCGATACTCTGAACTGCAGCGCCCACCATCGTCTTGATGTTGTCTATCTGGTCATTGAACTTGTTTGCCTGGTCGAGCGTTTTCTGGTCAACCACCTTAAGTCCGTTTTCCTTCATCATCTTGGAGACTCTTTCATATGTCTTGCCCCCGTCTTCTATCAAAGGATTGAGTTCCGATGCGCTCTTTCCGAACAGTTTCATTGCCAGCGCATCACGTTCGGTCTCATTCTTCATCGAGCCGAGCTTCTTGATTGCTTCCTGGAATACCTCATCTGAATCACGAAGGTGTCCGTTCGAGTCTTTTACGCTGATTCCGAGTTGCTTGAAATACTTCGCACTTGAACCGCCTTCCGATGCTGTGAGCATATTTTTCTTCAGGATCTGATTCGATTTGGCCATAGCTTCAACCGAAACATCCACCTGATCAGCGGCCAGTTTATACAACTGCAGGTCTTTCGTGCTGATTCCCGTTACCTTCGAGAGTGTGTTAAGGTCATCGGCCGCCTTACCCGATTTGTACGCCAGTGCACCGATTGCTCCCGAAACTGCAGCACCCGCCATTGAGAAGCCTCTCATCGCTTCGCCGGCACTCGTCAGCTTCGTTCCGACATCCTTCATCTTTGCACTGAACTGACCTAGTGGAGAAAGTGCCGCCTTAATTCTGTTCTGTTCCGAATTGAAACGCTTCAACTGGTTTTCGGACTTGATAATCTCTCTCTGAAGGTTACGGTATTCCGCAGATTCCTTTCCGAGTGACGGATCGTTCGCAACCTGACTCTGCATCGATTTCAATTCTTTCAGGTTCGTTTCGGTCTGCTGAATCTTCTGATTGAGCAGTGTCTGTTTCTGTCGAAGCAAATCGACGTTACCTGGATTGAACTTGAGGCTGTTATTTACCTTTCGGAGTTCCGAATCAATGTCCTTTGTTGACTTACGGACTTCTCTCAAAGCCTTGTCGAGCTTTGTGGTATCGCCCATGAACTCAATGGTGATCCCTTTTATGTTACCTGCCATTTCTGACTCCTATCCGAAGAAAGCGTTTATATCATTCTGTGTTGCTTTCCGCCTTCTTCCTCTTTTTTCTTCTCTCTTCTGTTGTCTCTCTGCCTTCTTCTGCCGTTCGTTGTATTCGATGCAGAAGTCCACGATCTGACCGATTTGCATCCGTTTGATGTCTTGCATAGTCAGACCTCTTTCGAGCGCAGCAAAGATTAAGTCATTTAACTCTACTGGTTTGTCGGCTGAAGAGGAAGTGTCTTCAGGTTCTTCAGCCTCGTCAAGTTTTTTGAGGATATAACCCCTTTGTAAATCAGTTCGAAGACGGCCGGTGCGATTTCGTCGAGCGGAAATGTCTCGAACTGTCTGACCCACGTTCTAGGTTCCGGAATGGTTTCGTCTGCGCACTTTGCCATCGCCCATGTCACGTTTATGAAATCCTTGAACTCGAGTCCTCCGAGATGAACCACCGCATCGAGAAGAGTGTCTCCGTCAACTGTCTTCAGTACGTCCTGCCACTCGAGGTTAGATGTGTCTTCCATCCCATCCAGAAGACCCTTGATTAAATCGAGCGCGGCCGCAACCATTGGTAGCAGTGTCGGGATGATGTCCGTTCCGAACTGGTCTCTATAGTCAATAGTCCAGCCGATGTTGTTATTCAGCCGAACCTCTTTGTTTCCGATTTGAATTGTTTTTTCCATTGAATATCTCCTTTTTTAATCTTGAAAAGAGCGAGACGTAATGCCTCGCTCTGTGGTTTCTATCTTACGGAGCTATAACCGGTGCTGTTGGTGCTGTGAAGAGCGTATCGTATCCGTCGTCACCTGGGCTGTAAACAGCCATTGTTACTCCGTTTGAGTCTACACCTGTACATGTAACTGGTAATGTTTCCGTTGCCGGTTCTGTTGAATCTTCAACGGTTGCATATTCTCTAGTGATTGCGCCTAAAGAGCAGTTATAGAGAATAACTTTTCTTGATTCCGCATCGCCTTCAACCTGGAACGCAATGTATACGTTCGGCTTTGTTGCATTCTTTACGTTTGCAAGTCCGCCGTCTGTAAGATTCTTGTAACCGAGGAACTGTGTCTTGAATTCATCATCAAACATTGCAACTTCGAGGTCGCCTTCAATCGTTCCGCCAGTGTATGTTGCATAGTATGAGATGTTATCTGCATAGAACGTGTTCTGGTCAGAAGATTCTTCAGGAGAGAAGGAAACTGCACCCTTCTGATGATAAGGTGTTCCGAGTGTTACAGTGCCGCCTGATACTGTATATGTTCCGACATGAAGGTTACTAATCCCAAATTCAACCTTATTTGCCATTTTTTCCTCCTAGATGTTGTAGTAAATTACGAAGACATTCTCTTCTTCAATGTAGACGTCTTCGCTTTTTTCATATAAAAAACCGTTCTCGAGAAGTGCATCCTCGATTGCGGTTTCATTTGCTTCGTTTTTTTGTGTGAAATAATATTCGACCTGATAACGGTTCTTCCTGTAGTAATGTGTGTTGTCCGCTTCGAAGGTGTCCTGACCGTCGCCTATATATACGAGATAAGGCGGTTCAACAGGACTATCCGTGTCGATGTGATGACTATATGCAACAGGAAGTCCGATGGTCTCGAGTGTCTGATAAAGTGTCATGATCTGTTTAACCCTTTCCGAATGTTCTGTTCAAATTCCTCAACCCCTTCTGCTTCAACCGGAGCGATATGAACGTGCGGTCTTGACCTTCCGTAGGTACCGTATTTATTTCGGATCACGTGACTTCTCTCCAGAAGGTGTGTTAATCCGGGAGCCTTCTTGTTATAAACTATGTAGCCGTGACCTTGTTTCTTCGATGCCCAGCCGGAAGCATAATCGCCTGTCTTTCTCGGAGATGTATTCTTGAGCTTTTGAACCGCATCTCTTGCCGAAGTCCTTGCTGCCTTTTCTACGGTTTCAGATGCGAGCTTTGAATATTCCTCCAGAATGTTTCCGAGTTCAACCTCGAGCGATTTGGAAGCCATTCTTTACGAACCGTTCTTTACCCTTTCTTCACAAATCAGAGAAAGACCGTCACGCTGTGCATTCCAATCGGTACGGATTACCTCGTACTCTTTACCTTCGAACTCGAGGTACTTCTGCCCGTTGTAATCCTCTCTGTTTGAAAGGAACAGTGTCAGAGACGGCTTGAGTCCAACCTGTGCGGCGTTGTAGTACTCTGACTGGTAAACGCCTCTGGGCTGAACGAACACTTCCGTCTTTTCAACCGCCGTTACAGGATTGCCGTATTCATCTCTCGTCATGGTAGCGTAGGCCTTGAGAGTCGCTACTGAATCGTACATCTAGGATACCTCCCAGTTTGTATAGCTCGTTGCGTTTGACATCTGCGCCTTCTGCTCGTCATATGAGAGTTTCAATCTGTCATAGTCTTCCGGAAGTCCGAAGTTCATCTTGCAGTACGTGCAGATTGCACGCCTTACGAGTTCGTCATTTTCTTCCGGCTCTACTCCGGCCACGTTCAGGTCGAGGAGTGCCGCATCGATGAGACTGTTTAATTCATCATCGAATGCGTCCGTCTTGATTCGGAGCGCCATTTTTACAAGTGTTAATAAATCTGTCATTTTACCACCTCATTTCACACAAAAGGCAGAGTATTATAACCCTGCCTCGATTGTTTCAATCATTTCTGCTTTCGTCTGCTTAAGTGAGACGTCTTCAATTCCGTTTTCGTCGGCGAAGTCCATCAACTGGCTTTTCGTCATCGAATTCAGTTTCGGAGTGTTCAGACTTGAATTCGTACTGTTTACTCCCCCGTGATGTATGCGAACATCTTAGGACCAGTTACCTGGATTGATACTAACATCTTACCAACAACCTTTACGAGGTCCCTTTCAGCGAGTGAGTATTCGTCGAGTGTAAATCTTACAGCATCGCCTTCAGGAAGGTTAGCCTGTACACCTGAAAGGTCGCCTACGATTGCGCCTGTTACTCCTTCCTTCTGGATAACTTCAAGACCCTGGAATGGATCGAATCCGTAACTAGCAGTAAGCATAGCCTTCTTAACTGTTGCAAGTGTTGTACCAGAAGCGATGATTACAGGATTTTCAGCGTTATCTCCGAGTGCTGCGATTGCATCGATGATTGTTGAAGCTGAAACTGCTCCGCTAATCTGTGCAACGCCTACCGTCTGGCTTGTTGATGTTGCAGGAGCCTGTTCGATTGCTGCGATTACATCGTCTGCAGCGGCTTTGATAATCTTGTGTGTAATTTCATCGTATATGTATGCGAGGAAATCTTCTGCTCCGAGTGCGAGTACGTTGTCAGAGAGTGTAATCCACTTCTTGATGTATTCAGGAACCATTGTTACGATTCCGAGTACGAGCTGTTCTTCTGCAGGTGCATCACCGCCTTCTGCATGAACTACTGCATCGGTTGCGCTTACTTCAAATCCAACCTTGAGGTTACCTCTGATAAAGGTCTTGTGAACTCTTGAGAAAATCTTGTCTTCTTCCCATGCGTTTCTTACTGTGTTTTCAACGAGTTCAGGAACTGGTACTGTTCCGCCTGTTGCGTTTTCAGTTAACAGACTTCTGCATTCAGCATCTTTACCAGTCTTGATGTACTTTGCAAATGCTTCTACGTATTCTCTTGAATTTCTTACTTCTTTGTTAGTCATTGTTTTTTCCTTTCTAACTTCGATTTCTTTTCCCTTGCCTTCTGCTACCTTTTCTGCAGCGGCTTTTCTTTCTTCGATTTCGGCATTGAGAACAGCCTTTCTTTCTTCAATCGCATCGAGTTCGGCCGTCAGCGTTTTTAACATTTCCGCATCGGCTGAAATAGTTTCATCTGCGATTTCAAGAGCTCTTCTTTCGAGTGCTTCAAAACCGAGTTCTCTGATTTCTTCAACTGTCATTAGTTTCTTCCTCCTAATGCTCTTGCTCTAACTTCTGCACGTTTTCTTTCAAGCTTGATTCTTTCCGCCTCGAGTCTCTCCGCTCTTACCTCTTCGATCACTCCGTCGATTTCGGAACGTGTGGATACTCCGATTGAAGTTCCATCGTTTGCTGGAATAGAAACTGCTGAAACATCGTACAGCTTGTTGATTGAGGTTATCGTCCTGAGGATCTCGATTCTTCCGTCTTCGGCTTCCGTTCTTGTCTGTTCGTCTGCCTCAACTGTGAATCCGAAACTCATCTTGTCCGTATAACCTCCGGCAATCTCTTCGTACAGATTTCGGCCGATTTCCGTACCGCCGAGATTTGCTCTTATAAATAATCCCTTTTCATTCGGCTGAACTTCGAGGGTATTATTGCTGATTCTTGCGAAGACTCTTCCTTCGTGGTCGTACTGCATAATGACATCTGACATATCCGTGTTGTCGAACGCATTCGGTGCGACCTGTTCTCTGAAGATGATGTCTGAATCTTCGAAAAGCACGTACGGTTCATTGAATGTCGTTGCGAAACCTTCAACAACCATTTCGTCCTTGTTTTCTTCCGCTCTCACTTCAAGCGGAGCCATTTTTCTGTATTCTCTATTCTTCTTGCTCATTTGAATCCTCCTGATCTGAATCTATCTCTTCAACCTTGCTGTCTGCATCCTGGTATTCGCCTCTGATGAAACGAACATCTCCGTTGTCTACCAGCGGATAATTAAACAGTTCTCTCGCTTCGTTCGTAGTCATAACGCCACGGTCCAGAAGCTCTCGAGCCATTGCGACCTTTTGAGACGTGCTCATGTACTGCAGTCTGTTAGCGTTCGCAATAAGGTGCGTTCCCTGTGCTCTTTCACGTTCTGTGAATAACATCTTTGTAAGTGCTTCCGAAAACTGAATCGCAAACGGCTCGATTGCTCCATCGAAAAAGCCTTCGAGTTCTTCTGCCTTTGCTTTGTTCTGAAGAACCCCTTCGTTCACTCCGAAATAGTTAAACACGTTTTCCCTAATCTGCTCCATCTGCTGGGAATCAACCGCATACGGTTTAACATCAATCTGTTTGATGTCTTTGTACGTGTTCGGGAACAGTAGGAATCCACCCGAATCGGAATCGGTCGCAAGGTTCGTTTCGGTAAACCTGTCACGTTCTTTCTTCAGGTCTGCAGCGGAACTGAAGTTGTTCAGAGTCGCCATGAAGCGGAACGTTGCAGCATTCTTGACCCCTTCTTCGATGCCCTGATTCTGAATGTGTATTAACTGCATCGTTTCTCGGAGGGCCTTGTTACTGCTTCCGAAGAAGTCCGACTTGTACTGATGCTTTGTCAGAACTGCGCACTTCGAAAATTCAACCGCTGCGAACTGTCCGTGTGCGAACTGGTAACGGAGCCATACTTCGCCCTCGTATTCTCGCAGTTCGCATCTCTCCGGAAGAACCGGATACACGCCTGTGACGATGAGCCTGTCGTCCATTACCGGCACGATGAAAGCCGTATTGTTTACATCCAGAATCGTCGAAACTCGATACAGGAACTGTGACCACGTCTGCCATTGGTTCGGGCCCTGTTTCAGTTTGGCCTGAAGCGACGGATTTGCCGTTCCTATCGTTTCGACTTTCAGCTTCGAAATGTGTCTCGCTCTCGCATCGATTGCCGCTCTGACTATTTCGCTTTCGTAAATCGCACCGCCCCAGTTCGTAAACGCCGGAGTGTATGCCGTTAGAGTTTTGA